AAGCAAACCTAAGCAAAGCCAAGCTAGAGTAGAGGAGATAAGAGTAGAGGAGAGGATAGAAGAGGGGAAGAAGGTCGCTCCCGCTCCCGACGCTCTCGCGTCTGCTCTCACAGGACTTGAGCACAAGCCAGCTTGGATCATTGAACTGCTCACCGAGTACCGCGACCACCGTGTAGAACTCAAGGGCAAGAAGCAGGGTGCCCTAACGTCCAAGGGCTGGAGGGCGAAAGCCACGCAGTTCGACAAGTTGGGAGAAGCCTCTGCGAGAGCCTGTGTGGAGTTGAGCGTGTCGAATGGATGGTTGGGCCTCTTCCCCGAGAAAGTGCAGCACACGTCCGCTCAGACCCCTTCACGGGGAAGCTACTACAAGGGTGCCCCACTCAAGGCCACAGAACTCAATAGGATCGGCTCTGAGATACGGATGCGTTACGCGAAGAAGACCAACGACTTCATGCTTGCTGATGATGTTGCTTTGGATTTAGCTCGTGCCGACAACGACCCCCAAGTCTGGGATCTCGATTGGCGATGCGGTCGCAGGAATGATCCCCCTCCCCTCAACACTAAGCCCTTGGAGATTAGCCATGAACCTCCCTTCTAGAGAGAGCCTTGCGGCCCTGTTCGCCACGGTCATGGAGTCCCGGTATGGGGCTCAAGAGTTTACGACAGCCACCCGAGAGGACTACGTTCGCGCTGCTATGGACACGGACCCCGTGGTCTTGCTTGAGGCGGCGTGGGAGTATTGGACGAAGGGCACCCACGGATTTAGGCCATCGCCTGGACAGCTCAGGGAGTTGGCTGGCAAGTGGGTGCCCCCTTGCGCCCCGTATATCAGCCTTCGTGATGCCGTTGCCGTGGATTCCAAGAGTATATCCCCAGGGCTCCAAGCCCTTATCAATCGGTTCGGTCCTGTCAAGTTCGGTCAAGCCCGCGGGCAAGTCTTGCCGTCTCACGAACGGGCGTGGGCCGAGGTGAATGGGGAGCACCGGACCTTTTGCTTTGCCAAGGCCCGTATGATCGAGCGCGACAATGCGCCCTGGAATAAGTCAGAGACAAAGGGGTTACACCTCGGGGGCGTTAGAGACGCGCTCTCAATCCCAGAACGTAAAACCGAAACGTCCCAAGCGGTAATCGCTACCGGACTCGCACAGGAAATGTGCCTAACCTCTAAGGGGGAAAAGTGAATGAGCTATCTATATGTTCCGGGTATGGCGGAATCGGACTTGGACTCGAAATCGCAGTGCCGGCTACTCGCACCGTCTGTTTCGTGGAGAGGGAAGCTGCGAGCTGCGCCACTTTGGTTGCGAGGATGCAAGAGGGATCTCTGGCTGAAGCACCTATTTGGACAGACCTCACAACCTTCGACGGCAAGCCTTGGCGTGGAGCGGTGGATATCATCTCTGCTGGAATCCCGTGTCAGCCCTGGAGCCTCGCAGGAAAGCAAGCAGGATTTGAAGACGAGCGACACCTTGGCGAAGAACTCGTCAGGGTGGTTAGCGAAGTGGAGCCCCGATACGTCTTCGTTGAGAACGTCTCCGGGTTTGTACGACTCGGAGCCCCCGATCTTCTCGGGCGACTTTCCGAAATCGGGTTCGATGCGGAGTGGGGCCTTTTTTCGGCAGCGGGAGTCGGCGCAACTCATCGACGGCAACGGTTCTTCTTGCTGGCCTACCGCAACAGCGGGGGACTCGCGGAGGATTTCCGAGGGCAAGACCACGCTCTCAAGGGTTGTGGAAGCGAAGCAGTGGCCCACCCCGAATGCCCGCGACCACAAGGGGAGCCCGGACCCAGAGAACCGGGACCGCATGACGGGGCAACTAGACGAGGCGGCAGAGCGGCTTTTCCCCCAGGCCCCAACGGAGAATGGAGCGGAATCCCCGAAGAGTACCACCCAGCGGTGGCCCTCACCGCAGGCAAGCGACTGGAAGAACAAGTCGTGCAGCCGAGACACAGCACTAAGCAACGACAAGGCGATGCCAGAGTTTGCGAAGACCTGGAAGAACCAGAAGCGCCTAAATCCCCGCTTCGTCGAGTGGCTAATGGGACTCCCGGACGGGTGGACCAGTTGCGGATGCTCGGAAACGGAGTTGTCCCGCTACAAGCGGCTTATGCGTTTCGCACTTTACTCCAACGAATCACCGACTAGCCATGAGTAAAAACCCAACCGAAGACGGCGCGGCCACGCTCGTCATCTCTCTATCTGGCGGTCGAATCACGGCGACTCATTCCGATGGGGCTGTGCTCCTCTCGGCTGACGCCCCTGCGGGCATCTGGGACAAGCTGGTGGCCGTGCTCGTCGAAGACTCCCTAAACCAAGTTGGACCCATGTGCCAGCCATGAGTAACCCCTATCTCCTAGAGCTTCCCGCTGTTGTCTCCTTCTCGGGAGGACGCACCTCTGGATACATGCTCCGCAAGATCCTAGATGCGCACGATGGACAACCCGAGGGGCTGGAGGTCTGCTTCCAGAACACGGGGCTCGAGCACCCCGCCACCTACGAGTTCGTGCGTGAAGTAGCCGAGAGGTGGGGCGTCCGCATTACCTGGCTCCAGTATTATGTCAACGTGGAAGGCGATCACGACTTCCACGAAGTGAACTTTGACTCAGCCAGCAGGAATGGGGAGCCATTTACAGCCTTGATCGAGAAGAAGGGATACCTGCCCACGCCTGTGGCCCGCATCTGCACCACGAACTTGAAGATGCGGACGCTGGACCGCTACTTGAAAACTCTCACCACGCACCAAGACGGATACACCAATGCGGTGGGCTTGCGTTACGACGAGCCGCGCAGGGCGTTGAGGATCAAGGCTGACAATGGGCGCGAGGACGTAGTGGTGCCCCTGTATCAGGCCAAGGCCACCGAGGCCGACGTTCTCGCCTTCTGGAAAGAGCAGGACTTTGACTTGGACCTACCACTTACAGGCAACATGGCTGGCAACTGCGTGGGGTGCTTCCTGAAGGGGCGCGGAAAACTGGAGCATCTGACGGTTGAAATGCCAGAGCATTTTACCTGGTGGCTGAACGCGGAGGCGAGCATGGTTGGGAGAGCAAGCAAACCATTCTTCCGACAAGACCGGCCTGGATACGCAGCTATGCTTGAGACAGCCCGAACCCAAGGCCAGCTTTTCCCCATCGACGGGGAGGATACCGTGCCTTGCCTTTGCACCGACTAACCATGAGTAAAAAACTATTCGATGACCCCCGCAAGGCGGTCCAGGTTCTGCACCGGATACTTCGGGGCCAACGAGTCTCCCAAAAAATGGTGCGCTCGGCCCTCGCTAACATCTACGGCGACTCCGATCCTGAACTGGCGACCCCCGTGTTCACCGAGCACGATGTCCTCCTGGCGTTTGCTTCCCTCTGCGAAGAGATGGATGACCGGCCCGCGATCCACGATGTGGCAGCTCGGGTGGGGTTTGCGAACTCCACAACATCCTGCAAACTCGCCAGCCTTGAGCGGAAGGGCTTCCTCGGCAGGCACGTCAAGCTGGCCCAAGTTCCCCGCAACTACAAGCTAACCGCCAAGGGGCTCGAGTACATTGCGAACAACACCGAATGACAGCGACTCGCCCATACCACCTGTACTACCGCCAAAGCGGAGGCTCCGTCAAAAAAATATGGGCCTCATACTCCAATCCAAAAATGAGACGTAGAGCATACGACCGACTGATCTTACTTGTAGAACACCGCGAAGCTCGGCGGGCTTTTATCGACCCGCATGACGAGGAGCAAAGGGACAAGTACCACGCTATGCTTAGGGGGTTGGGGAAATGAGGTACATCTACATTGGCCTCGACCCTGGGAGTACGGGGGCTATGGCGGCAGTCAACAACGAAGGCGAGCTACTAGAGTGGGGCCGCTTTCCCCTGGTCAAAGTTGGCAACAAGAAGGTGCTGGACATTCAAGGCATCTCCGTCTGGATAGAGGAGAGGGGCATCAACATGGGTGTCCGCGTCACCGTCGAGAAGGTTCACGCCATGCCGGGGCAGGGAGTCACCTCGATGTTTTCCTTTGGTCGGTCCTTTGGTATTCTCGAAGGCATCGTTATCTCTCAAAACCTCCCCATCCAGTACGCTGCCCCTCAAGCGTGGCAGAAGGTTATGTTAGCCGGGAAGCCAAGGGGGAAGGGCGCGACAAAAACCTCCGCTGTCGCTGCCGCCTGCGAACTCTGGCCCCAGCTTCACAAGACGCTGAAGGTCAAGGCCGCATGGGGTGTTGCTGACGCTGCCCTGATTGCAGAGTATGGACGGAGGATGTGGGCATGAGCGACTTCCCATTCTACGAGGCGCACCTAAAATGGCTACAGATGGGCGCTCTAGAGCCCACCTTCTGTGATTGGTGGCATCAGCGGGGGCTTTGCAACCCCGTGTATCTAGAACTCCTGGAGGGCAAAATGAGCAACCTCAACGAGTCCCTAGCCGATGACTTTGAAGCTTCCCTATGGGCACCAGCCTCGCAATCACCGATGGGGGAAGCATGAAGTACGGCTCGCATAATCCCCGACCGCCGCTATGAAGCGTAGCCCACTAAAACGCGGGACATCACAGCTCAAGCGGTCCCGGCTCAAGAGGCAGAGCGCCAAGCGACGAGGCGAGGCAAAGACGTGGGCCGTCCAGCGCAACCGCGCATTAGACAGAGCCAAGATGCGCTGCCAGGAGTGCGGGTATGCAAGCCAACTAGACACACACCTCGACCTAGAGGTTCACCACCTGTGCTCACGAGCCCGCGGGGTTGGTCACGTTCTCCTGCATTGCGAGGAGAACCTTCGCGTCCTCTGCCTCACATGTCACAAGGATGCCCATGAAGGGCGACTCCCGCACCTAATCGAAAGCCGAGACTTCCTAAACTACCTACCCACCGAGACATCATGACCGACAAGCAAGACAACGTGCGCGACCTAATGCGCAAGCACACCAAAGAAGCCATCAACATGCGAGCCCACGCTCTAGAGGGGCTATGCAAAGCCTACGTTGATGAACACCAAGTCGATCCGCAAGATTGCGTACTGATCGAGCAGGACTGTGGGGACGGTACGCGAAAGTGGTGGATCCAGTTCGACCCCCATCGCAACCGACAAGCGGAAGCCGTCGATGAGTGCCGCCGCGTCATGTCTATGGCTAGTTCTGAAGAGGAGCGAGCGCACGCGCTTGTGAATCTCTCTAACGAAACCCGCATTCTGAAGGGGATGGACCGATGAGCGACAAATCAGACGCCGCCGCCCTCGAGCGGATGACAACCATGATGCTAGATGCGGAGGCTCACAAACAGAGGGAGCGCACGTTCGTTGAGAACGAGTTCGCCGGCATCGCTAACCAACTTGAAGAGGAAAAGAATGAGCCGAACTAAAGATGAGATCCTGAAGTCCATGACCGACCACCGCACCACGATCCAGGTTGCCCTGCTAGACCTAAGCTTCGATACGCTTGAGCTGGCAAGGATGACCCCCGAAGATCCCCCGGAGGATGAGCGGCTGGTCGAGGACAAACCCCATGTGCAGTAGCCCATGAAGAGGAGGAAGGCCAAGACCTGGAGAGACTTCCCACTCCTCCCTATTCAACGATGCCCGGAGTGCCGCAAAGTATTCCCCGACCTCATCAAGGTGGGAGAATCGTGGCGTAGACCCGCCAAGAAAAAGCACTGCTCTAGGGACTGTGCCCGCGACTCCACAAGGGTCGGGTCCGAGAGTTGGTTCAAGCGGCACCGGCCACACCTAAACTACACGGACTTCGTTTGAGTTGTCCCGCCCCAGCAATCGAACGCTGAGGCGGGATCTCGTTACGCTTTCTCTTTTTTGCGGCGAGCCGCGGCTGCAATAGCTGAAGCGGCACCGGCAAGCATTAGGCCGAGAAGGGGGTTGCCCGTGACCGTGGAGACTGTAGCCCCAGCCGTATCTCCAAAGGATTCGGCGTTGTCCGCGATGATGTCACCCACCGTGGTCGTGGTAGCCTCGTCAGTCACCGGATCAACCGCCACGACCTCGGCACCCAAGAAGGGGTCGAGGGCGGCACAGGAGCCCAGAGAGAGCGCGAGAGCCAGCAGTAGGGCGCGGCTCATGACTTCGACCTTGCGCGGGCCACAGCGTAACCAGCGACTGCTACGCCGAGGGATGCGATGGCGGTAGCCTGGACCATAGGATCGTAAGATCCCTCCACGATGTGCCCGCAAAGGGCCGTGAATACGGAGATGAGAACGCCTTCCGACGTTTTGAATAGCGAGCCGGTGGATACCACAGGTCGCTTGGTTTCTTTAGATGTCATAGTTAGTTTCCTTCGGGGTAATGGTTTGGCGGTGTTGCGGTTAGGCTCTGCCGCGAAAGATGAGTGTAAGGGCCGTGACCGACCCAGCTAGGGCTAGTAGCCCGCCACCAGCGTAGTGCCCTTGCGAGGCGGTATATGCCGAGGCAGATAGGAGGGCAAGGGCGACTGCCCCAACCCTGGTAGGTGTGGACTTCACGATACGACTCCAGATAAGACGGTTATGGTTGTGCCTATAGCGACCGCGGAAGCTGCCCCAAGAATCCATTTGATTATCCGGGTTGTCTCTTCCTGTTGCAGCCTCAGCCTGTCCCTCGAGAGTCGGGCGTCGGCGTTGTTTTTGTCCTGCAACTGTAGCGATGCGAGAAGATCCTTCACCTCCTGACGCTGGGCGGCTAGACCTTTGTAGTAGTCCTTCTTCAAGTGCTGGACTTCCTGCTCTAATAGCTCCGTCTGCATTCGGATTGATGTGATAACAGAGTCCACACCATGTAGCTTCTCCCGGTGGGAGTCGGACATCTTCTCGAGGGCGGATAGGCGTTGGTCTTGCACTTCTTTCACGGGGGTATAAAAGGGGGTGGGGCTGGGTTCTTGTGGGCTTGGCTTACTTGTCGCCACGGGCATCGAAGGCCGCACGCGCCTTCTTGTTGAATGCGCGTGAGAGGGATAGCGTATCTTCCTCTAAGATGCGCCTAGCCTCCCCCTTCGCAGTCTTCATCTTACGCCAGTTGGCTTTGAGTTTCTTGTCCAGCTCCTTCAGGTCGGACTCCATGTCGAGTACGGCGCGGTTCTCAACCTCAAACTTCGCGATCTCGTCCTCGTCGCCGTCCTCCTGGCGCTGCTTGAGGTCTTCAAGGGTGTAGTCGATCTCCGTTGTGGCACGCCTGGTAAACCAAGCTGTCTTTTTGTCCGCGTCGGCTGGCATCATCGCACGAATAATCGGGAATGCTCGCCCAGCATCCCCTAGTTGGCCTTCCATGAGGGCCATAAATCCGTCCCATACTCCAGCGACATCCTTCCCTGTTCCCCCAAAGAACGAGTCAACCGCGTGCCTCATCGCCTCCGGTGTGAAAGCCTCTGTAATGGGGCCACTTGGTCGAGTCTCTGTGCCCCCGCCAATATCTGCCAGAAACTTAGACAGCGCAACGTATCGGTCAGGGGTGTTGGAGTAAGCACGCTGCCAAGCGGGGCCGGGAGTTCGGTCGCCCGCCCGTGGCTCGGGGGCGATCTTGCTGCCCGTGAACCGCGTGTTTGACAGGATATCGACCGGGATGTCAAGGATTGATGGGGCTAGGATACGGGCCACATCGGCAAGGGGGTCGCCCCCTTCGCTTATACTGACGCTGCCAAGCGGAGAGAACGAGCCCATAAGGGAATCAACCATCTGCGCCGAGGCTTTACCCACGGATTTTCGTCCCGTAACGACTTCGGCAATCTTGCGACCGAACGTTGGGATGACGTTTAGCCCGTAGGGGAGCTTCCACCCAGGGATCGGGTTCCCACCTGGGTTGGGGACGTAGAAGTTCCTGTCCTTGCGGTACTCAGCCTCGGAGTCCCATGCGTTGTTCCCGTCATCGTCATCGCCTGCGGTCATCCACATCATTATGTCGTAGATGGCGGCAAGTACAACGCCAGCAGCAGCACGCTTTACAGCACGCCTTGCAAACGTCTTGCCCATCTTGCCCGCCAACTCGCGGTTGGCTATCGACTCACCGAGAGCCGCCTGACGGATGCGCCTGTTGCCAGAGATAGCCGCAGAGACAAACAGGTAGTAGGGGGCGATACTGCGAATCCACTTCCCGCGCATGTCGAAGTTGACAGTCATCTCTTTTGCGTAGATGATTGCCTCAACCTCGGGCATACCTGCCTCCTCAACCAAGTAGGAGAAGGTTGCGAGGCGGATACCGTTCTCGACTGCCTCGTTCCAATCCTCCAAAAACTCGAAGGCTTTAGTAATGGCCTTGCGGGTCTTCCCGTACTCCTTGCTCTTGAGTTCGCCCTCAATAGCCGCCTGTATGGAGTCCATGTCGCCACCGAAGAACCACCCAGCCTGACCACCGAGTTCTAGGAACCGCTCCGCACGCCTAGACCAGGCCGTCTTCTTGCCCTTCTGGTAGTCCCTAAAGCCCATGAGGGCGGCGGGTTGCCTGCGCAGCACTCCAGCCGACGCCGCAGCGCCGTGGTCAAGCTCAAGCATCGTGAGCCCCATTGTTGTATCCCGTGGCGCGTTGCTCGCGAGCATGAATGTCACCGACCGGCTCGTCCACAAACTCCCTATGAAGCGCGTAATCATTACCACCCTGCGGGCAGACGTACCCATTGCTCGTCCAGGCGGACCGTTCATGGCCTCTGCCATGCGCTTATGCTTAGGGGTCATCACGACCCAGAACTGCTTCCCGTCACGCATAACGGGGACGGCGAGGTCGGGCCGCTCGATGCGGGCGTCCCATACCTCGCGCATGACCATGCCAGAGTTCGACGCAGAATCCTCCTCAATCTCGGCCTTCGTAGCCATCTTCACAGATGAGAGCGAGCCCTCCACAACGGCCCACACATCGGGGTCTGGGTTCTCCTCGGCCATCCTCAAGAACTCACGCCCAACAATCGCGGCGTGGCGATCCTGCAAACCCTTGGTGGCGTCCATGATCATGTTTTTGATCACGTTGTCAGGGCGGGAAGACCGACCCCGGAATCTCTTGCCAAGCATCGCCTTCGTCCCGTAGCCCCCGGCCCTGGAGAAGCTGCGCTTGCCCTTCATCGCATGTCTGAAAGACGAGTAGTCCTTCCAGCCCATGCCGATGATTGCATCGTAGAGTTCCTGGGAGATCAGCCCGTCGCGGAGTTTTGCGTCTAGGATCTCGCGCTGCACCCTACGGTTCCAGTTGCGAAGCTTGCGGTACATCTTACCGTCTGGGCCGGTCAACTTCTCGCGCAAGAACGCCCGCGCCTCGCTGGTGGGTACGCCCGACGCTGGCTTGACTTCGTGGCCCCACCCATCACGCGCCTCCTTGGCGAAGTCGCCCGCTGCGGGGTCGGCCTCACGCCTAGCCTTGAGGGCTGCGTTCCGAGCTGCTTCGTCAGTGTAGCTCGCGATATGCTTCGGCTTGCCGCCCTTGACCGCCTGCCATATCTGGTAAGGGCGAGCCTTCTCAGACATCTCCTTGAGGTCACGCTGGTATGCCGTCTCGTTGCGTTCCTCGGACCCAGTCATCTCGATGAAGAGGCTCGCCTCGTCTAGCGTGATGCGGTCGCCTGTGATTTTGACGTACTCTGAAACCAGCGCATCAACGACAAGCTTAGACTCATGCTGCACCCTACCCTTGCTACGCATCTGGGCCTTGGAGAAGTCCGAGTAGTAGAGACGCTCATCTTTCGAGAGTTCTCTGGCCCTCTTTCTAACGGCGAAGAAACTGTCCTCGATGTTCTGCTGGAGTTCGTCAGTGGTTAGCCACTCACCCTCCTCACCGGAATCTTCGGATGGGGTGATCGCGTCTAGGTCCGTAGAGGGCTCGCCCGTATTCACGCGGATGTCGGCATCAGGGAACTTAGCCTTGGTGTCGAGGACTAGCTTGTCGAAGGCAGCGCCCTCGCCGTTCATGTGGATCACCGTGTCCACGCGCCCTTCTGGAGCTATGCTGAAGCGGGCGCTCGATGTGTCGCCCATCTTCGGGTTCTTAGCAAGGACCAGCGGCCCCACCTGGATCACCTCGTCCGCACCCTCGACCAGCTCGTGGGTCTTGCGGTCATAGAAGTACCCGTGGCGCTCAGGGTCCATGCCCACCTGTATCCAGGAGGGGTCATTGAGGGCTTCCTCGGCTAGGGCTTTCGTCTCGGCGGGGGTGCGCGGGAGCCAATCTCCACGGATCATCGCGAAGGGGTCTTTAGACTTACCAGCGGCGATCTTCAGCGCGGCTTTCTCCGACATGCGGAACTCAGCGTTGGTTACCGAGGCGACGGAGCCGTATCCGATAACCTTCGCGGCACCCTTGCCAACATGGATCGTGGGAACCCAGACGCCGTGCCTAGTGTACGCGGGGATGTCCAAGCGCAGACCGACGCGGGTGCCTTCGGCTACAGCGTCACCGGCTCCAATCTTGTCAGCCTTTTTGCCGAGCGCCCGCTTCATGTCGGCGTTGCTGGCGGGCTCGGGAACGTGGTCATAGGGGCGCACAGGCTTGTACTCATCAACGAGGGAGCGGAACTGCTCACGGGTTGGGGTTCCACCTGCGGCCATCTTCTGCGCGGCTTCGGTGAGTTTGGGGACGCGCCCCTTTGGAGCTATGCTGAACATGGGCTGGCCCTGCATCACCGAGCCCTTCATCTTCTCCGTTATGGGGAGAGAGTGGACGGCTTGCGTGTCGGGAGTCTTTTGGGTGGGCGCCCCAATCTCCGCAACGAATGCTCGCGCCTCCGCTTCGGTGGCAAACTCCCCGGATTCCCCTGTGTGTTGGTCATCAACGAACCACACACCTCCGCGCTCCCACACCTCTGGGGCCGACAGGGTGGGCTGCTTTGTCCCCACGCCCATCAACTCCACCTTCCCCACCTTCGCGCCGAACTGCTTGCCCAGCTTGTTCGCGATCCCCACTAGGCGGCGGTCATACGCAGCCTTCATGCCTTCGCCGCCGATGGTGAGATCGTCGCCCTCAAGTTTGCCTGAAGGTGTAGCCATGATCTGCGCGGCCATAGATTTGCCAACGATCTCGGAGAGCGTCTTGCCCTCGGCTCCGGGCGAGGACGAGCCCTCAACCACAGTGCCATCCAGGTTGAAGCTCTCCGCGAAGGTAGAACTGCCGTCTTTTATGGCGTTGACCAGGATCGTGTCGCCCTCGCCGTATGGTCGCCACTCGATGCTATCCACCTTCTGGCGCAGTCTCGTCGAGTACCGCTCGATCTGCTGCGTTCCCGTGGTCCACGCTACTTGGTCGAACCCGTTCTCTGCGGCCCAGCGGATAGCGCGGCGCATCGCGAGCTTCTCCCAGGAGGTCTTGAACGGGGCATCGGGGACTGCACCAAGCTCCAAACTGCCGTCCGCGATATCATGGAAACGGTTCAAGTCGAGAGTATTGGAGGCTCGCGTCAACTCCCACAAAAGCGTCCACGCCGCCTCGGCGTTGGGGTTGCTTTCAGTTAGTGGGTCACGCTGTAACTCGTCTATAGCGGACCCAAGTTCTTCATTTGACACTGCCCCCGTAGTCATGGGCGGGCTGGCCGAGGCCACATCCGTAACGTCCTTTCGGAGGGAAGCGTAACTGTCGATAGTTCCTTTGTACCCCGACTCCGCCCCTTCTTGGTGCCAATCGCTCTGGATCTCCTCGATGAAGAGCACCTTCTCCCCGTTAGGTCCGGTGCGCTCGTTGAAGCGGATGTGGGCGAGGACGTTGGGCGTGTCGCCGTAGTGGCCCTCCGTGTAGGCAGGCGCTGACCTGGGGACCAGCTTCTTCGTGCCAAATGAGGCGTCCGATTCCGCCTTTGTGGCGTATCCGATTTCGGACCAACTCCCGGTAGCGGTCACGGGATACCACCGGCCATCTCCGTAGATGTTTTGCCGAGACTCCACCCACTTGCCAGCCTCCTCCACCATCTCGATCCGCTCGGGCAGCGTGAGCAGCAGTTCCCGGTAGTTCTCTCCACCGGGGAGTTGGTAGCTGCCGTGCTTTGGAGGCCCCTCGCCTTCGCTCATGCTGGGGTCTAGCCCGGCTCTGAGGTCTTGCTCGTACATGGACTCCGCGACCTGCTCATAATACTCCCGCAAAGTCTCGGTGAGTTCCCCCCGCGATTCCCCCACCATTAGGTCGCCCTGGTAGGTGTGGAGAAGTTCCCCATTCTCGTCGTAGGCTACAAACCCACCGTGATCTTCAACCTCTTCGGACAGGTACAGGGACTCAAGGACTCCATCAACCCACTGCTTGCGCAGGACATCCTCGTCCGCTGCGCCCCCTAGTACCTTCTCCCCTACCACGATGGCATTCTCACGGACGAAGTCGCGCACCTCGTCGATAGGGATGTGCGTCTCGGGGTAGCTGTCGATCCAATCCTCGAGCAGCATCCACTGCATCTCTTCCTTGTTCGCCCCGGCGTCTAGGAGTCGAGACATCAACTCCTTCTTGTCGGCGCTGCCACCGGATAGGTCCATAAAGAACCTGGTGGTCTTCGCTTTACCTTTGCCGATTCGGCCCACCATCTGCTCGAGCGCCTCCTCCGTGTTGGAGTAGAAGCCAAGCTGGGACTGCGGGGCGATAGAGAAGCGGATGTCGGGGTTGTTCTCGTCGAAGGTGCCACGGTTGCCCGTTGCGCTTTTGATCTGAGTGGGGGAGAAAGCGACCCAGGAAATGCTCCCCTTGTCCTCCATGGCGTTGACGTATCTAAACCCATCGAATCCCTTCGTCTTTAGGAAATCGACTGGCATTATCAGGTTGTTGGCCCTCTCGGCGGCGCTGTACTCCTCTGGGTACAACTTCTTGACCAACTTGTGGAGTTGGGCAACATCACTAGCCTCCTTGTCCGTGACATCAAGGGGATTTTGGATCGAGAGGTAAACGGGATAGAATGACTCGCTCCCTGCCGTTCCGGCCCTCTTGGCTGATCGTCCAAGATACATACGCATCCGATCCTCGGCTGCCTGCTTCGTCCCAAAATGCGACTCGGGGTTGAACTCAGAGAACCCGCCTGGGGAGGTCCCATGGTAGACCACGAGCGGCTTGCCATCCGCATCTACGACCGCGCTCTGCTTGAACCACTTCTTGAACTGCGGCGTGTCCTCTTGTGGAGCTACGCTGAAGCGGATGTCAGGGTCGAGAAAATCTCGCACATCGCCCCTTGTAGAGAAGGGCGTAATGAGAAACTCTCGTCCTGTGCCTCCAGCCCAAGTGAACCCCCCCGACTCTAGGGCGTCGGCCCGCTGGGGGGTCATGGGGACCGCGTGAGTGCTTATGCGGGCAAGGCGACCATCGGGATGGCGGTAGTAGGCAGACCCACCCTTGCTGCGCTCAAGCGTGTATCCCTCATTTCGGAGCCCACGCTTCGCTAGGCGTGCAAGACTAGCCATTCGCTTCGGCGTCTCTGGCTCTGCCATCATGCGCTCGTATTCTTCGTCATCTTTGCGCTCGCGTTCAGCAATCCTAAGACGCAGCTCCTTCGCCTTCTTTGCATTCTCGCGGGAAACCTTACGCCGATCCATCCACTCTTTTGAGTAGGGGGGGAGTGCTGCGAGCTGATCCTCGAGGTCGGAGATCAAACGGCGACGAGCTTCAGTCCTACGCTTATGTTTCTCCGTCCCCTCTACGCCACGCCTAACTGCATCGCGCTCTGATTTTCGCCCGCGGCTCTGTTCCCGGTGAAGCTTCTCGGTAAGCTCCGCCCTTTCGGCGTCTGCGGGAGCTATGGAGAACATCGGTTGCCCACCCTCGTCGTAGTACGGCTCTGAGCCGCGCTTGGCGCTCTCCTCGCGCTCTGCGGCGATAGCTGCGGCCTCTTCGGCGCTAAAGCCTAGAGCCTCAAAGCGGGACGCCTCACTTGCCCTAGTAGACGCTTCACCTCCCCTAGTAGGGTTGCGCTCTATGAAATCGCGAACCACATCGACCGCGTTTGAGTCTACTTGCGCTTGCTCCTCGGATGCGATCCAGCCATCCTCTTCCATCTTGCGAAGAAGCGCGTCAGGCTCTAGCCCCTTAGCCCCGATAAGGCGAGGGAATCCGGGAGGTAGCCCGCGACGGACTTCAGGCCCGCCCTCTTTGTTGGTGAACTGGGAGAGATCGCCACCGGGGTCAGCGATTCCGCCAACAGCTCGAGCCCAATGGATGAAAGGGGAAGACTCGGAAGCGGCTACGTCTGTGCGCTTCTTGGCTAGGCGCTCCTTAGCGGCCTTGCTCTTGCCTGCACGCTTCTCGGCCTCTGTCTTCTTGCGGGGAGCTGCGGGCTCTTCCTGCGTGTCCAAGATGCTCGTCTGCCCCTTCGCCCCAGTATCCTCTTGGAACATGGCCCCTTGAGCGCCACCGTCCTCGACAATCTCGCCGCGAGTGCCCTCTTTCTCGGCTGTCTCTCCAAACATGTCAGGTGCGGTGCGGGGCATGGACGCGACCTCCCCTGCGGTTGGCTCACCTTCGATTTGTCCCCCGTCCTTTTTGGGCGCGACAATCTCCGCCACCGTCACGATCTCCGATGCCTTCCTGAACTCGGCGGGGGTCGGGCTTCGCATCACGTCAGCGATGGCGCTGGCGAACGCCATGATCTCTTCGGGAGATGCGCCCTCTTGGAGTTCCATAGCGACAAGCCTGTCCACCAGGGCTCGGCGCTCCTTGCCCGCCGTGGTCTGAAGGTTGAAGCCGGGGATCTTGTTCAGTACGGCGACAACGTAGTCCCGTAGTGTGCGGGCCTCTGTAACGCTCATAGCCGCGACTAGCGCGGGATTCCGTAGAGTGAAGTCTACGAGACTGTGGAAGTCACCTGCGCCCTTAGCGAAGCCCTCATCGGCAAGGAAGGCATCCGTCTCTGAACCGGGAGGCATGCCCTCGAACGGGTTCACGCCACCGTTCTCAGCAGTCCTGTCGGCAACGTATCGGTCCACCTTGGCCTGGAATAGCGCGGGGAAGTGCTGCTGCGCTAGAGCGACTGTGCGATTGAACGCCTCAGAGCCGCGAGGGGCGCTGTTGTGCTGAAGCTCGTGCATAACCGTGCCCCGCAAGGCATCGTCCACGCGGTTTACATCAAGGGCAATCGCCCCGCCTGCGGCCACCCCGTCGAACGTGAGTGGTGAACCCGCGTCTACAAGGGCTATATCGGGGACCGTTGAGGGGTCTTCGCGAACTTCGCGCAAGAGCGCGAGATAGTCCCGCACCTCCCTCTCACCCCGACTAATGGGCTCATCTTCATCCTGCTCCTGCGCGTTGGATTCCGCAGTCAGCACGCGCACCTTCGCATTAGGGACGTTGTTCTTCTTCTTCAAGCCCTCAGCGACTTGCTCTGGTGTCAGGGCCTCTTCGCCTTTAGTCTCCGGGACTTCAAGGGCACTCCCCAAGGTGGCGCGTCCCTCAGCGGCCTTCGCGGGATCTGCCTTGACCGGGGACAGTTCGTGGAACTCGCTCAGGCCGTCCGGGTTGGCGCGAGCGTTCTCCAGCAGAATGCCTGCGGCTTCCTGGAACTCTGCGGTGATCTGGGCGGCGTAGTTCGTTGCTCCCATCTCTGCGGCTGCTGCCTCGCGGTGGGCGATGCGCTCTAGCCTGTCTTCTATCTGCTCGGGAGTTGCGCGGCGGTAAGCCTCGCGCATCAGGCGCTTGGTTTCAGCGGTGACCTCACCGGCCCGAGCGCGGGTGTCGATCTCAGAAAATAGCGCGGTCGCCTCGTCACCCTCGTTCCCCTCAAGGACTCTGTTCGCGGCACGGGGATCACGCGAGTCGCTGGCAACTTTGACCGTAACGCCCGCCGAACTCAGGAGCCCACCGACAGTCATGCCCAAAAGGCCAGCATGAGCGGCGTCCCTGAAGTTCTCACCCAAACTCTGTTTGTCAGCGTATTGGATGATGTGCTGTGAGAAAATCTGTTCCAGCGGGGTTTGGATTACTCCCTCTTGGATGCCTTCCTCGAGCGAGCTGGCGAGGACCACACCGAGAGCCTTGCCGAGCGTCTTCTTGCCCCCCATCTTGCTCACGCGCCCAATAAACCGCCCGATGGGCAGAGCCTCTGTTAGTCCGATGGCCCCCCCGGCCAGGTACGCTGCGATGCGTTGGCCCTCTGCCCCGCCCCGTGGTGGGGCAAACGATCCATCCTCTCGAATGTGCCCGTGGTTCTTCTTAGCCCAAGCGTCTGCTTCTTCTTGGCTCCCAAAGGCTGGATAGTTCTCAAGGCCATGATCCAGAGCTGTTTGCCAAGCACTGTTTGACCCTTCGACCTCCTCGATGCCGTCTACCATAGTAGGGAAGACAATGAACTTGCCGTCCACCTCGGCTGTTGCCAAGATGACATTGCTTTTCGATCCGTCCTCGTTGGCAACTAAAGGGTGGGAGGTAGGAAATCCACCCCATGCGGCCCCGTTTAGGCTCTGTACAGGCACCGAGGCCAGCATCGAGGATGCGTCATTATACATCTGCGTGGACCCCTGGCCCGCAAACACAGCGGCACCTGCGGCTGGTCCCCCAAGCAGAGTCGCCCCTATAGCGGGGACTGTGGACGCGATTGCGCCGGGGACATCCGTACCCCAAAAGGTCCGGTCAGAGTACGCAAGCGCCTCCTCTGAGAGAGTCAGCTTGTCATCGATGAAGGCGGTCACTGCTTTCGCCGCATCCTGCGCTTTCACCCCCAGACCGAGCTTGCCGTAGATCCCGTCACCCAATGGTCCGGTGCGGGCGTCAATGCGACTGTGGATATCTTCCATCGACCCGGAGGCTTCAGCCTGTTGCTGCTGGTATTCCTCCTCGGTGATCTGCCCCGAAGCTCGCCGCGCCTCCCGAGCCTCCTCGCCCATATCATGGAGTCCCCCCAGAAGCCACCTGCCGAAGGAGTTCTGCGCGTCACCCACTGCGTTATATAAGGCACCAGGCATCTCGGGTATGCTCCGCAGGGCCTGACCCACGCCCTGCTTCCAGGTGCGCTCGCTTGCTGCGGAACTCCTCTCATCCTCGGTCCCCCACTGGATCGGCTCGAGTTCGACCCCCATGTCCGCTGCGTTCTGAAAAACTGAGTCAGATGCAGCGCGTAACTCGGAAAGAGACATCTTCTCTCCAGACCCGAACAGGTCGGGATTAGACGCCACTACGCCGTCGAGTTCGGCCTGAAGGTCTTCTAGGGACTGTGTATCTTGTGGCATTGCTACTGCTTGGGCTTGGTGATCTGGTGCATTTGGGCGATTAGTTTTCGCGCCCCCTCTACGTCTCCTGCGGCAATCCTAGCCTGCGCCTCGTGGCGCATGGCGGGCAGGTCAACCTTGGGATCTCCCGTTCGATCCACAGGCGCAGCGGCCCCAACGGCATCAGTGCGAGCACTCCAATCTCTCGCGCTCTCAGACTTGCCCAGGAAGTCAGCCTCGGCCTTGATCCGCTCCTCGGCGGTCATGCTCTCAAGCCGAAGCCTCTCGTCACGCTCGCGCACTAGCCGCGCAGTCACGGGGTCAACCTGCTGAATCAACTCGGTGATCCTGTCCTGGCCTGCAAAGGGGTCGTAGTTCTCGCCCATGATGTTGCGGAACAACTCCTCCTTCTTCACGGCGGCGAGGATGTGCCCCTGCTGCATGTTGCGCCACTCCGAATAGGTCTTTTCGTCCCCCTCACCGTAGACGTTCACGGGCATGGGGGCGGCATTCCAAGCCTCGATGCTCTGCGCCACCATCCCCGCCACGCCCTGAAAGGCTCCCTCTCGAGCCACTCGGCGCTCGTAGCTGCCGATCACGTCCGAGATTCCCGCCTGAAACTGCACGGGGTCGCCCGCCTGCATCAGCGCGTCAAGCTGCGCCAACTCCTGCTCGGTCGCAAGGGGAACGCCGTTCTCGTCAGGGGCCATGAGGGCCGTCACCGAGTTCTGCATGTCCTGTAGGTCTTGCTGTTCACTCGCTACCTGAATGCCCTTCTCGGCGTTGAAGAGGAGGTCTGAGACGCCAGCTATGTTCATGCCGGGCCGATACCCCTGCATCGCCTGCATCTTGATCTCGGCGTACTGCCTCTGCTCTTGGCTCATGGGCTCGCCTTCGCGGGGCTCCCACTGTTGGAACATCCCGGTAAGTCGCGTGTCAAACATTTGACGTGCTTGGGCGATCTCGTCCTGCTCCGCCTCGTCCGCAAGTCCCTGCGCGTACTCGCGGCCCTCTTGCACGATGGCGCGAGCGAGCTGCCGACCGGACTCTGTGCGCCTGTCGGCGTTTAGCTGAGACTCTGCCGACTGACGGGCAGAGAAATCCTGAGCCGCAGATTTCTGCCCTGCGGAAAAGTCCTGCTGTGCAATACGCTCCGAGGTGCTGAAGCCCCGCGCCTCGGCACGCACCTCCTCCTCGTACTCGCGCTTCTCTTTCTCGAGTTGCCGCTTGCGCTCAAACTCGATCTCGTCCTCGACGCCCTGGGAAAACCCTGCGCCGAATCCGCCACCGAACTGCCCGCCCATACCTCCTGTTTGGATTTGGATTCCCATGTTTATTACCTCCCCACTAGGGAGTGTTCCTCTTTGGTTTTGCTTCCGACCTCGGACATCTCGATGCCGAGCATCCAGTAGTTCACGGTCTTGTGACCTCGGGACTCTTCAACAGCGTCAGGGTAGACCGACTCCACGTCTTGGGCCATTACGCCTCTGTAGCGGATATCTGTGTCGCCAAACCCTTCCTTGTAGTTGAACTCGTAGAGGGTCAAGCCTGTGCTTTCATCAACCCCAACCGCTTCAATGTTCTCCTTGATCCGACGATCCGACAGAGCGAACGCGCCAAGCGCAGAGCCGAGCCCCTCCCCGAGTCCAGCCATCATGCCTGTTCCACCTTGGTATTGGGGGGTGACCTGCTGCGCCATACCGACTTTGTTCATTGCGTAGTCGGCAAGCGACTGAAAGCCCTGCTGCTTCTGCGCTGCGTACTGGCCTTCGATGTTGGACTGCATCAAGCCCAGGTTCTCGGCCAGAGAACTCAGAGAGTTGTTCGTTACGCTCTGCGTCTGAGCTGCCATGTTCGCGCCAACGCTGGTGTTGTAGAGCCCCTTGCCTACCAAGCCCTGCGTGTTGGCCGCGGTCGTGGCTTTCTGCTGGGCAAGGATCTGGTTCGTGGCCTGCTCCCCGTACTTGGCGGTCATCGCCTTTTGGGCCGCATACCCTGTATCGAGGGCCTGCATGCCTGACTGCATGTACCCTTGTCCCTTGGCGTGCTGCGTCCCGAGCATCCCCTTGAGCCACGCGGCGTTAGCCTCGTTCTTCTTCTGGGCCTCACCTTGCCCACCGTCTAGCATGTTCTTGAGAAATCCCATTGTCTAAATCAATCCCGCAGCCTTGAGGGCCGCTTCTATGGCTGATAGCCGTGTTTCGTTTTGTTCTTGTTGGGCCTTAGATGCTAGACCTAATGTCTCGGTGTCCGTCTGAAGCTCAGATCGCTTCAGCGTAACTGCCGAGCGCCCAGCTCTACGGATGCGTGCAGGGTCTATGAGGCGGGCCTGGGCTCGCACCCCTCGGGCTTTAGACTTGTATCCGCTCATCGCACTCTCCGCTGGCCCATTGTTGTCACATCGCCAGAGAGAGACTCTATGGCATACCGCTCATTCAGCTTTGTGTTGCGAAGTCGCAGCCACAGGAACGCGCCCCGTTTACGAACAGGAAGTCTTGGGTTCTGCCCTGGCTTCAAACTCCCTTTCGCCACCACTTGCCCGAGGGTTGAGGGGTCATCCGAGACGTAGACTTCGTAAGTACACCCAGACTGCTCGCGTGCAAGGAAGCCCTTCAGGCGGTTGAGCATTACCTCTACGTCTTCAGGGGAAGCAACTGGCCCGATAGTGACATATGCGTCAATAGCGGTGCCATCATCGCCATTGGCGGCAGAGTCCACCTCGCGGAGGTATCCATCTTGGCACCCGTAGATCAGTCGCCGGTCGCCGGGAAGGTCGCCGTCTGCGCTCCAGATGGAGTACGGCATCAGTCCAGCCGCGCCAAGGTCATCCTCCCACCACGCATTCGTCTTTGAAGACCAGCGCCACGATAGGGGGATATCCGTCTCATTCTCAGCGTAGGGGATTTGAGTGACTCCCAACTCTTGCCGTTCAAAGTCCCACGACAACTCGATGCGATACCGGCTCATGTCAAGGTCTTTTAGCCGGTTCTGGATGCTAACGTCTTGACCATCCCTCGAGTCCGATAGGTACTGCGGGGGTTGCCCTGGGGTCATGCGATACACGCCGCCCTTGGAGCCAAAGAAATAGATGACTCCCTCGGGGTCTTTGCACCACGACTTGCCAAAGGCCATCCCTGTCGAGTCGCTCATGCGGTCAAACGCGCCACCTTCCATCGGGTCGCCGGTCATGCGCCAGATGCTCTGGTCGCACCCGAAGATGAGGTAGTCATCGCTGTATGGGATCAGAGCGTTCACGATGTCAGGGCACAGTCCAGCGGGGGCGTTGTTTCCGAACACGGCCTGATCCGATGTGATCGTGGGTGGGAAGTAGTCGAAGTTGGTCGGCTGATCCACCGCGCTCATATACCAGTTTGTGGGCTGCTCCGCGGAGCGGGCCAAGACTAGGCGACCTCGGTACACCGCCGCGATAGCGCACTTCTCAGGAACCTCGCCAGATCCAGCGGCAGTGAACGGTGTAAGCTCGTTCGTCTTCGGGGAGTACACTATATACTTCAACCCGTCGCCCATGTACACCTTCTGACTGAGTAGCTCCATCCAGTAGTAGTTCGCGTCGGCATCCAGCTTTGCGTCGAGAGGACCGTCGAACCCCTCCCAATCTGAGGCCCCCTGCGCGTACAGCACGCCCCCCGACAAGGCGATAAGCCGCCGAAGGCGACCATGAGAGTCCGGGGCGCTGGACGTAGCTGCCAACCTCCACTTCGCTGCACTGTTGGCGTTCACTTCCACCTCCTCGTTGTTGAGGCTCTCTAAGGCTAGATACGCAAACTCTGGGCGCTTCACCTTTGAGGTCGGGAAGTCGCCGGTCGGGACCACAACACCCGAAGGAACCGCTGCGGCGTTGAAGAGGAGGAGGAGGGTCATTCAGGTAGACCTAGTAAGCCAGAACGCGGTAGGCTGAGTCTGTAGACCAGATAATAGTGAGTGTGTCCACAGAGAGGCCCGTTAGGGTGAGTGTTTCGCCACTCTTTATTGTTCTCGCTGCGGACGTCGCAGAGCCGTCAGAGGACATTGTTACCGTGAAGGGGTCGCTTCCGTCTGCTGCCCCGTCATTGATAATGGAGACGTACACCGCGTTCCTCCCTAGAGCCGCATTGATGTCCAGTGTAGCCGGGGAATCACCCGTGACAAAACTGGTGTCCTCAAAGACGGCCCAGATACCCGCGGTCCCATACTCCTGTACGGGGACGGGGTTCGCGGAGCTGACCAACGTGGCGAATCCGTCTGCCCCATAGGCCATCTTGACGTACTGGTATTGCTTAGAGCCAACATAGTCGGTGGCTACGACCTCGCCTGTTCCGGGGAGTATGATGTCATCGTCTGGCATAACTTATATGTGGTAGTCGGGGTTTATGGGTGGCAAGCCAATAGCGTAGCAGTTCTGATATGAAGTGCTCCCGCTCGGGCGAGCTGTAAGTCTAAAGAGGGGCGCACCATCGGGTCCGAAGAGGCGCATTGCGTCCACGACCTCAACGCCCGTTATCGGGTCAATGGTCCCCGGTGGGCATGGAACGTGGAGATTGTTGAACTCGTCGGCTTGAATGCGGATGGGGGTGTCTGAGGCGAACGCCAGTTTGAGGTCATTGTCTACGGGATCGCCAGAGAGGCGTCCCCAGCCTGTGCCGATAATCCCTGGGTCTTCTGGGTTGATGGAGTCCTCTAGGTGACCCATTGAATATTGCCCATCGGCCTCGCCGGGACCGGCAAAGTAAACGCGGTCGCCTTCGCCCTGGGCGAGGCCCGCCGTTGGGCGAGCCTTTGTCAGTCCAATGACGCCAGCCTTACCGTTGATATCCCTTGTCATAAGGTCACCGAACCCTACGTTGTCGGCGGGCACCTCTGACAAGAGGCACCACAGCATATTTCCATCCTGGTCGTGCTTTGCGATCATTGCTCCGGGGGCTCGTACCCGCGGGGGCCATGACTGATAGGTGTCGGGCACAGCATCGGTGAGCGGGATGTCGTAGGCCCCAAAGACGTGCTTGTACCCATTCTTATAGTGTGGGTGGACATAGCCGGTGCTCGGGAGCCTGTCCGAGATCCCGTGCCGGGCCATAAGCCAACCCTCAATCTTCTCCACCTCTGTCGAGGCCGTATTCGAGGTCACAGACGAGAAGGTGGCGTCCACGTTGTTCGACACATCCGTGCGGGTGTTGCTATTTGCCGCATAGCGAGGAGCTGTTAGGACTACGGGCGCGGTGTGGTGCCTGACCCCCTCCAGCAATGGTCCGTCCACGTTGAACTTTCTCCTTCCCACGGTAAGGACTTGCATGATCTCGCCCATGAACGGCGCGGCCTTCCCATTAGGTTGGCCCCCATCATTGTGGGTATTTCTACCAATGCCGAGGAATGATGAGTGTGGGACGAGATCCAGTTTGAAGAATGGAACGTCCAGGTTGTGGTTTGCGGTGGCATAAGCGCCTGTGAGACTCATAGGGAGCGCCTCCCACCGATCAATGGGCCTACCATTGATCCGCCAGAGACTGCGGGACATCAAGTTCCGATCATTGTAAACAACGTAATAGGTGCCGCCCACCTCGGTGGGGATGTTGGTAGTCCCAATAATGAGTGAACTGTCCGACGCCACAGTGAACGTGTCGCTTAGGAGGCCATCTTCAGAGTAGACCTTCCCCGCCGCGCCGATTGGGATGCTGAAGAATGGAGAGCCATTGGTCCAAAGACCGGTTCCGCTAGACATGTTGCCCGTCACCTCCGTAGTCTCCGCAAGCCCGCCGCAGTTCATAAATGTAAATACGCACAACCCCTCGCCTGGACTGTCGGAGGCTACATCGTCAAACTGACCCTCCAGCGGCCACCCCCCTCTGCCCGCTCCTTTAGCGACATTCAGGGCTATCGCGGCATCATCGGCCCCAGTAGCAACCTCTGTATCAGTGACTGTGCCGAGCCAGCCGGTGGAGGAAGTTATGGGGCGAGCATACCCAGGCTTAGTTACACCCGCCATATCGGTGCCCTTCGTCCCCCAGGTGTATTGTCTTGTCAAGTTATTGGCCCCGCCACTCCCAAATCCCGAAACAAGAAAGGCTCCAAACCTCGTAATCAAACCCCCGTTAGCCGCCTCGCCGCCAGCCGCGTGGCGAAGCGTAACGACCTTCGGAGACGCAATAGGCCCGACATCATCCGCCTCCGCCGTAATATTCCAGGTGGAACTCGTGGCAGCATTCACCGCGGTGGTAAACGCAGTCAAAAAGTTTTGGTTACTGGTGGGGAAGGCTCCTACGCCCAAAGTGGAACCTGCGCCGCCGAGGCCGGCGGAATGGACCACTTCGATAGCGGTCCCAGAGATGTTGGTGTTGCTCGCGAATGTCTTGGTGACCCCACTGGGGGAGAGGTTGTCGGGGATCGTAATGGAGTGGCCTGTATCAATCTTTGGAAAGACTGGGTTTGCCGCTACTGTGCCCACCCCGTGGCCGTCACCCATGCAGCCGGAGTTTAGAAAAATGGAGTTTCGGAAATCCTCATTGTACTTTCCGCCATCATACCCCGGCTGTCCACTGTAATCGGCAGACCCGCTGAACGCAGTGCTGTGCATTTGGTCGAAAAGCCAACGCTTTGCGCCTGTGTCAATATTTCCAGTCGAGTCCTCACCGGTCGCTTCGGATGTTTCGGGGCGGCACACGATGAAAAGGCAGTACGCGCCATCCCCGTGGTTTGGAACCATCGTTTTACATGATCCCCTGTTGGCGTCGGTCCCGCCACCATTATTGGATTTCATCGCCTTTGACCCGTCGAAGTAAATGGAGGGACTCCTCGTGCTCCCTACGCTCCTGTAGGTCGGCGGCTTTACGGCATAACCAGAAGTGGTAGCGCCTGCCGCCGAGTCACCTGGAACTCCCGCCGATCCAGCCGTGTAGCCCATCATATTCCGATTATTACCGGAACGATCCTGCCATATCTCCACTTCGTCCCCGTCCTCGAGGCCCGTGATGTCCTCGGCCCGAAGGTCGCACCAGACTCTTTCGGTTGAGTCCTCGAGGTCATCGATCGTCCAGCCCTCTAGGGGTATACCCACTCCTGGTTGCAGGGGGAGGGAGTCCCTAGTGGCTAGATACGGGTGCCCAGTAATGGATGACCCATCAGGGCGAATAATCATGCACGTTGCAGGGTACGGAACTACCGCCCTCGACGCCTCTATAGGGGATCCTCCTGAGAGGTTGAAAAGCGTAGAAACCCAGCAAGTCGCGTTCTGGTCGCTCTGCTCTAAAACCTTGAGCGACCCCTCGTGCATCCGAAGCTCTTTGACCCATGTGCCTGTCTGCCACACCCAATCCAGCTTGGGCTCGGTGTCGATGCTATTAGCAACCGGTGCCTGCCGAATCCGATAGACCGATGCCCCTTCGGATTTCCCTGGCCCGCTCTCCACGCCAACATGGAGGGCAAGATCAGGCCCAATGGCAAGAGGACCGAGTATGAATGCCTTGTCTTCTACGGGCAGGGTGTACGTCCATAACATAACCCCCGTGGTCCCGTTTCGCTTTTCAATCGTCCTGCCCGACAACCAGTAGCTCGACCCTGCGGTATCGGTTACTACGTTGCGGGAAGATTCATTGGAGCCAGCGTTCTCGGACCATTCCTGCTCGAGGCGGGCAAACCCCGGATCGTCCAGCTCACCACTCAGTTCGGTGTAGTTTACCGTCTTGTTGTCGTATACAACCGAGCGGACAGCGCGAAGGGGAGTGCCCGCTACCTGTGAGTTGTGGTGCTTGGACAGTCCCGCTCGCTGCGCCCCGCGCTTTCGACCCGTCGTGGGGTCAACGCTCCGCATGTTCCTTGCGTCCCTGGTAGTCTCTCCACCTTGGTCCGTGAAGGATTGGTCATCACTCAGCCCGCGCTGCGGGAATGGGAAGTCCATATCGGGAGTCATTATTCTACCTGGAAAAGGATTGTCCAATCGTCCGCACCCGCGGCGGCAACAAGCTGCACATACCACTCTCCGGTCAGCAGTAAACCGCCACCGGGGAACTCCCAAAAGCCCTTACCTGGCTCACCAGTTTCCAAACTGCACAGCATCGCCCGTTGCCCATCTGCGTGGTACAGTGCGAGTGAGGGGGCGGATGCGGCTGCTGTGGCGGGGACATGAATCGAGGTAATGAGCGTGGTGGTCCTAGACGTAGAGAAGTTTTCTACGGGTGGAACGCCTACCGTTGCCGATGTAGCCACAATCGACCCCTTGCCGTCGAGTGGATGATATGTCCCACTCGCCGTGCCTGCGGGGATGTGCATAGAGAAGTTACCTGTGAAGGGCTGCACGCTTACTCGAAATACTGCTGGATGCGGAAGGTGAGAAAGCCGCCGTCTCCCGCCCATGTAACCTTGAACCCGTCCCTTAGCGGAATCCTCATTGAGTCCATGCCCTTGTTTCCATTGTCCGCTTCGGACTCCATAAGCAAGAACTTGCCGTCTGCGTGAAGCTCAGTGATCGCGACGGACGTGGTGTTTGAGGCAAGGTGAATGCCCTCGATCACCACGTCAAAAGTCCCCGCGGTAAGCGAAGACCATAAGGCATCGCCAACAGTCGCAGAGATATCGCCCCGGCCTGTAGTGGGGTATCGGTCTGCCGCCGCTCCGGTCGATTGTGCCCAGTATGAGCCTGCGGTGGCGGGGGGTGTGGTGCTGCGGATGCCGCGCCTACTCGAGAATCGTCTAGCCATGATTAGTCCTGGAAAAGGCGCTCATCGAGCCCCGTGCCTAGTGGGTCGTACCCGTGAGCCCTGGAGCCCTTTCGGATCGCCGCCTTGGGAGTTGGGCCAAGATCGCTCTGGCCCGCGGTGTCGCGCCTTGCGGCGTCGATAAAGATGGGGAGCGCCTGCACTTGCGCGACGGCTGCTCCAAGGTCTACCCCACCTTCGTACCCAAGCGCAAAGGCTCGGACGTACTGGAGATACAAAGTCTCCATGTAGGGGGGGATGCTAATGATGTCCGCGTCCGAGGTTAGCTCGGGCCATAGCCGGTAGTAGGTGGCCGACAGCGCAAGGTCATCCACGACCGTAGGCTGGGGCCAAATCTTGAGCGTTGGGACGGGGGTGGACTTCTCCGCAAGGACGTTCCACTCCAGGGCGTACCCTGTCACGAAGTTGTTCTGTACCAAGGCGAGCGAGTCAATCCGCATCAGCTCGGTGGTGGTCCCCGAAAACGCGGTTCGTGTGAACCCGTCTGTACCGAAAACCTTGATGATTGTGCCGAAGTCGCTCGGCAACTGAATGCGCCCCATGCGCACCGTGAAGGAAACCGTGGGCGTGCCCGTCGCCCCTGGAGGGTTGGTCGCGAGCGTGATGGTGTTAGCGTCGGCGTTCGTCAGGATCTTGTGCTCAGTCGTAACGCCTGCCGCATCAGTCAACTGAACCGTGTCGCCAGCAACTAGAGAGTAGGACGCAAACGCGCTACTGAGTTCCAACGTCTTTGTCAAAACCGTGAGCACTGCGCCTGTTCCCGTGACTGCTGCTCGAAAGCCTATGGCACCCGTGCTTCGGGCCATGTAGACCCAATCTCGAGCAGACTCCATAGCTTCGCCCGCCTGGTTGAGAGCGGTGAGCCCCGTTACCGTTGAGGACATAGGTCCACCAAGGGCGTGTTCGATGTGGGCTAGAGCCTGCCGTGCTAGTAAAACCATACTCGAATAGAAGGGAAAGTGACCCCCAAGGCGGTGAGGAGTACCGCCAAGGGGATCGGGTTAGGTCAAAAGCCTAGGCATGCTTAGTGCCTAGACCAGTTCCGCAGAACCAAGCCTTGAGCACAAGGCCGGTATTGGCTTCAGGGGCCAAGCCAATGATCATGTCACCGGTCGCAGCCACAACAGCAGCACCCGCGCCATCCGAGGTGATCTTGTCGCCTTCCGACAAGTCGGCGGCGGCTTGGACCAGGATCTCGGTATAGCCTTGGATGAGGAACTTGCCAGTGGAGCCACTATCAATCGCCTCCATTGCCATTACCCACTGAGTCCCCTCTTCCGCACCAGCCGCGACCGCTGCCGAAGCAACAGCCACGCCGTAGGTCGAGCTGGGCGTGAAGGTCATGTCAATGGTGTAAATCACACCTTTCGTGATGGCGTCATGCGCCACCAAGTCCACTGTGATCTCACGCGGAAGTACGCCAGAGTTACCTGGCAGTCTGTCAAAAATAAATCCCATATCAATAACCTCCTAGTTATTAGATGACGCCAGTGGCGGGGTGAACGATGAATCCCTTGCTGCGGTCGCAGCAGACGAGTTGGTTGTAGGTCTTGAAGACCTGCACATACTCGTTGGGCTTACCAACCGCGGTGAGGTCTGTGACATCCCCCGGCTTCATGTAACGGTCGCGCATGAACATCGGGTTCATGTACTTCTTAGAGACGCCGTAGTAGCGGGGTCCATCCTTATCCACACCAGCCTCGACCTCACCCTTGAGGGTGGCTGACCCATCCTTGTAGAGTTGAGCAGCGTTTAGGGTCGTGATGTTACGGAAGATCATGTTGTCCAACGTAACGCCCATGTGACTCAGCTCGCGTGTGCCCCAAGTGTCCTGTCCCGCACGAAGCGCGGCAGTAACCACCCGAAGGCCGGTGTCCGAACAGAAAACCACGTTGGGAACCGACTCCATCACCCCGTCTTCAGGGTTGAAGGGGAGCGGCTCAAAGTGTGAAATCTGAGCGGCGTAGATCAGGGAACCGATGAGGTCACCGCCGTCTTCTGCGTCACCACCGTAGGTGGCATACTCAACGCGCTGGTTGTCCCACTTCGAGTAGGTCGCCGGGGCGAGGCCGAGAACGTCAGTCATTGCCGTTCCGTCCGCCTGAAGGGGGAGTCCGGTTGTCTCCTCCGTCATGTAGTACGGAATCGACATCGGAGCGGTAAAGTTCGTCCGCATTGCAGCCTGGTCAGGTGCAGCCCAGAACTCGCCCTCAAACTGGTCAGCTTGAGTTTGCGTTAGGTTCTGATACTTCCCTTTCAGGATGTCGTTGAACTTGGCTCGGATGTACTCCTTGCCCATTGAGCTGTCGGCGTTCAAGTCAAGCTCGACCTCATCCCATGCGAGGTAAGTCGCATAGAAAGACATCTGAGTGGTGACCTTGGTTCCGACTTGCTTGTTGTCGTAGTCAAAGCGAAGACCGGCACCGCCGAAGCGTTTACCGACGTTCTCTGACTTCAGGTAGAGGGTGTCTCGGATCGTTTGACCCGTGTGAAGCATCTCCTCGTCGGTTTTGCCGCCGACCAGGAAGTTACTGGTGTAATGGGCTTGCTGAACAAGGTTTCGATACCCGTTCTTGCCCCCGAGCGCAGTTTCGCTCGTCTCGCGAACTGTGTCCGCGAAAAGGTCTGTAAGACCAGCCATGATAATATCTCCGTATTTGAAAGAGTAGAGTTAGGTGAAACGAAGAGTGCGCTAAGACCTGCGGCCCATGTTGGTGCTCCATGCCCGATCAAACCCAGCATCGAACATCTCGCGCTTGGTCGTGGGATCGGGAAGCGGAACAGCGTTAGAGTTTGACCCCGGTGCTTCGGCTACTCGTCGTTTCGTCGATGTCTCGCCCCCGTAAATGAGAGATGCGGCATCACTCAGCGCAGCCTCGATACGATCCTCGACTTTCATCGCGGCGTACTTGTCGGCGTTTATCCGAGTGATCTCCGTTGCCATCTGCTCAAGCTTGGCACGAGACTCAGGTTTGGAAAGATCAGGGCGCGTTTGCGCCAAACCATCCATTACCGCATCGGCTTGCTTACGCAGCGGGGCCAGTTGGCGTTCCGACTCTCGCTGCTCAAGCTGCTTCCGTAGTGCCTCATTTTCAGACGCACCCTTCTGCAAAGCCTCAATGATAGGACGGGCGGCTTCCTCGCCTAACTCTTCTACAACGGCGGTGTAGTCTACTTCCCCCTCGGTGGTCCCATCATCGCTACCCACACCGTCGCCATCGGGTGCAGCAGTCGTTTCAGGGGTCGAGTCGGAAGCTGGCTGGGCCGATGCTTCGCGTTCGCGTTTCTGCCTCTCGAGATGCTCCCGGTCGGACTGACGGCGAATAGTGCTCGCCTCCTGCCCCATCGAGATGATCTCGGCCTCGGATTTCCCCTTGAGACTCTCGGGCGGGAGGCCGACGCGCTTGGTTTCGGCAATGGCCTCTAGGACCGTCATGCTGTCAACACTAGCGTCGGGGTTGTCCCCTGAACCTACATCTTGGGAGTTCGCGTCCTCTTCCGCAACAGGAAGTTGAGGGTTATTTGAAGGAACTTCGTCCACGTTTACCGCTTCTGAACTCCCCATAGCCTCGGCGTTCTTGTCCCAGGCACGGTCAAATGCGTCATGGAACTCCCCTTTTGCTTCTGTTTCCTCTTGGTCAATCATCCTTTTGTCCGCTCCTTCTTGGACTTATTGAAATACTCTGGGTCACCAGCCGAGGCGGAGGCGTCTACCTCCTCAAATATGTCCCGGTTGTACTCTAACTGCGGGTTTGCCCTCTCGATGCTGGCGATGTCGCGCAGACCTTCGATGATGGGTTCGCCCTTTTTCGTGTAGTTCGATGCGCCCTTAGTCCACTTGGGAAGCGACCTAGAGATGTGAGCCACACCCTTTGATATCTGAGCCACCTGGGGCACATCGTAGTGCTGGGATTGGGCGGGGTGAGGCTTTGAGTCCTCGATGACCTTCTGCTCTACGAGCTGAGATCCCGAGTCAGTCTCGATCCACACCCAACTCATAGTGCCCCGCCCGCGGCCATTGCCCCAGCTTGAGGGCCAACAGGACCACCGGCTGCGGGTTGCATGGCTGCTTGCTGCTGCATAGCCATCTGCTGTGCCACGGCATCCGTACCAGGCATGTGCTTGCCCAGCCCTGGCATGTTCAGCTTCCCGCTAATATCGTCCGCTGCGCCCTTGGCGTCGAAGTCAGGGAACATCTGCTGCATCTCCAGGAGCTTGCCGATCATCTCGACAGACTCAAACACGCGCTTCTGCTGGAGAGCCTCAGATGTCCGCTCCATTGACATAGCCTCGATGCGTACCATCAGACCGTCAAAGGCATTGCGGGGTCCGGTCTTCAACGAGTCGCCACCTGTAAAGATCACCACCTCGCCGTCCTGCGGCTTCAGGAGTTCGTCACCGATGGGAAGGCCAGCGTCTCGCATCATCTCGAGCCCGCTCTGCCTCGCAGCATCGGGGAGGGCGATGATGAAGTCAGGCGAGTGCATGATCTGCCAAGCAGCAACGTATATCTGGCGCTCTGCTGCGCGTTGTAACGAGTTGCGGAGCAGTGCCGTCTTCACACCTGTTGACTTGTCTGCGATGCTCTCAGCGGTTGCTGTGGTGCCCCTGGTGGCTACGCCTCGCAGCGTGTCCGACATGCCTAGCGTCTTGTCAACAGCATCACGGCTCAAACCGTAGGCGCTGACCATCTGCCCACTTGGGCCACCGATCTCGATTTCCTTGACTGCCATCTGTAGGAGTTCCCCGCCGAGGCCCACCTTCACAATGCCGTCCATCTCATCGTTGTAGAGAGCGTCGGCCACCTCTTCAGTGGCGAGTACGTTTCTCTTGTAGCTCTCGCAGGACTTGATGAGTGCCTCGCCAAAGCGGGCATCTCGGTCGATCTGCGGCCAAGCGGCGGCGAGTGGTGCTTTGCGGGATCTGCGACCAGGCTCGGGGACGCATTCGTAGACCTGATACGGACCCATTGCAGGACCGCGGTACACGCGAGGCTTGCGGAGGTCTGTTCCGCCACCGGAGTTCTCGACCATCGTGTAGATCGTGCCGAAGTGTAAGTCATCATCCCCCGGCTTCTCGTCCCCGTCATAGGAGCCAAGCGCGTCGGGGTCGATGTAGTTGGGGACATACATCTGGTGGACTGTGATGAGGTCATCGTCCGTGGTAGTGGATGAGCCTGAGAACGACCGGAGAGCCTCCAGATTGTAGCTGTCATCCTCTGTCGCCACGCGCTTCAAGCGGTTGCGGGAATCCTTCCATTTGTGGCCCATGCGCCTCGCAGCGTCCGTGGTCCGAACGTCCGAGTCGATGAAGAAGTCTGAAGGGTGGATGTAGACGAGCCGGGGAGCCACGAGCATCTCGCCAGCCTCTACCGGACGCCGCTTGCCCTCCCAATCAATCAGGTTGAGCCCGTCCATGTAGCGGGGGGCTGCACAGTCCTCGGACGTGACCATCGTCACACCTCGCCATGCGAGCGCATCGGTGAAAACCTGCTCCCAGATCGTGTTCCACCGCTGCGTCTCCATGAGGGACTCGAGGGCGTACCGCAGGCCGAGAGCATCGTACTGAGCCATGCCAGGGACGCGGCTCTCAACGCTCAGGCTTGGGTTTGTCCAGACGAGCTGGGGGAGCATGATGGTCAGGTATTCCCAGCAGCTATTCGTCGGCGCATTGTCGCGACCATCGAGGCTGAACTGGATCTCCTCCAAGCGGGTGCGGCCACCGCTATCCTTGGAGATGTCGCGCTGCATTGCTTTCCAGCGTAGCTCGCTCGTTTCGTGGAATGGTTTCATCGTCTGGGGCTCCTCCTGGAGCGTTGCCGCTGTTCGGCGGCTAGTTCTTCAAGGTCGCTGGCAATATCTATCATCAGCGGCGTTACAGCCTTCTTGGGCTCTGGGACCGCTAGGTGTTTGTTGCTGAACAGGTAAGACATCACATAGCGATCAACGTCCATCCCGTGGTTGTCTTTGTCTCGTGGCAGCGTCTTGTTCGGGCCGTCATCTTCGCGCCTCTCGTGGTAGACGTACCCGTCGAACTCCTTCACCCCATCGGTGGGGGCGTGGTGCTTGAGAAGGTACTCGTCGGGCTCATGCTGCAAGGCACCGGCAAAGTACCGAAGCCGCGGCTCTCCCGATGAATCGTCCTCGAGTGCGAAGCGGACCATCTCAACACCCGCGAGGATGGAGCCTGGACCTTTCTTGGCGACCTGGGCGATAGGGTGCCCACGGTCGTTCAGCTTGCCGCCGAGCATCTGGTTTAGCGTCACGCTGCGCTCCTTTGGCCCATCGGTAACGATTGCCCTAACGTCATAGTCGTTTTGCAGCTTGACGATAAGCTCGGCCCACCACTGCAACGCCTTCTCGGTCCTGTACCACTCCTTGACCATGAAGGCTCGAGCCCCATCGTCAATCGCATAGAGTCGCACAACGCCGGGGTCGGGGAGGAAACCCCAATCGGCACCGATGACGAAGTAGGAAACGGGCCGCTCTTCAAAGTCGAGAGGCAGCAACTTCTCGGTTCCGAACATCGCTTTGCCGATAGGGACCAGCCACCACTTGTGATGACCTTCCTTGCGCCTTGTGAGCCTGCCATTGACAACGTGCTTGTCGTGCTCAAACGTGGGGTAGACTTGCCCTGATCGGTCAACCCATAGGCCATCAATGAGTCTAGCCTGCTCGTCGGGGGGAAGGCGGGCGAGGATCGCCATGTACTCGGCACCCTGGTCGGTCCAAGTCTCCTCTTCATCGTCCCAGAACTTAGGGTTGTCCCTGATCTTGGTTCGGATGCGATGCATGGCAGTGACGCCGACCAGATCGTCCGCGGTGACTCCCATCTTCGCCATGACATCGGGACTGAGCGCGAGGGGCTCGTTTGCCAGAAGGTTGAGCCAATGGCGACCACCCGCGGGGTTGCAGTCAGCAATCTGCATCGACCACGGGCGACCGAACCGCCTGACGTGGTAGCGGCGTGTTCTAGTGGAGAGTTGGCCCCAGGCTTTGCGGAACCCCTCGGTGGCCTCGACGAACGCGATGACATCGTACTGCGTGGACATGAATCGCTCTGGACTGTCCATGCCTCCAAGGTCGATGCGGGATCGGCCCTCGTAGGTTCGCAGGCCATCGACATCTTCAACCACTCGCTTTGACTCGGGCCAGGTGTAGCTAGGACGGGAGTTTCGGGCACGGAGAGGAGTGCAAGCAGGATGGCCGGTGCCAAGCACTTCCTCCTCGAGGGTTTCAAGGACCGAGTTGTTGAGGCTGATGCGCGTCTGGCGAACGAGAAGGATGCGGATGCCAGGGTAGAGTTCGCAGAGGAGCCGCAAGAAGATACAGAGCTGGAAGGTCTTGCCCGTCCCAACTCCGCCTTCCCAGAGCACCTGCGTCTGAGTGCTTCCCAGCAGCTTCGCACCGCTCGCTGAAAGCTTGATCGTCTTCCCCGCTTCACTCATTCGGCTCCTGGTGGGGACGGACGGTAAGATCGTTGGACTCGCCATCCTCGTCGGTGTAGGTGCCCGTCACGGACTTGAGGCCCATCATCGTCAACGCTGCACCGCTCATGTCGAGCTGGATGCCCTGCGGAACGCTGACTTCCACCTTCTGCGTAGCTCGGCCCATCATGTGGTCGATGAGGAAACGAGCCATCGGGCCATACTGGTCGTGCTCGTCATCCAAGGCCACCCGTGTTGCGGTGCGGATCATGGCTACGCCAACCTCCTCTTTGGAACCAGGCAGCGGACCAGCGCAGATTTTGTCCCACTCCTTCAGCATGTTCAGCCGCTTTGCCATTAGAGCGACCCCACCGCTTGAGGCGTTGTAGTCCACACAAACATTAGGTCACCGTAGGCACCCAAGTTGGGCCATACGACCGTCCCTGTATGCCCTGCCGTCAGCTTGACCTCGATGCGGTAGGACTTGCCTCCCTCCATCGCGAAGGCGCTGTAGCCAATCATGGCCCAGAACGTGTAGCCCCCTTGCAGATCCCACCATCCATCAGTCTGGAGAGATGAGAACATGCAGTTGTTGTAACTGCCACCGGGGGGGTTCACCGACCCGATGGAGAGCGCCCTGGTATATGCGACGGTGCTCACTCCCTCCTCGTATACGTTTAGCACGGCTGCGCTGACCTCGGCCCTCGTCAGCACTTCGCCTGATGGGCTTTCGGGACGGGCGACGAGGTAAACGTCCTCACCCTCTATCGTTTCGATTTCTACTGGTTGAGTTGTCATGGTTGCCTGTCAGATGATGTTTGAGGAGCCGCCTGCGTGAGCCCCGTGGTTTGATGCGGAAGTCCCGCGAGCTGGGCCACCCACTGAGGCCGATGTCCGTGGACGCTTGTGGGGCGGTTGAGTATGAGCTGCCCCTTGCCCGTGGATCACACCCCGGAGAGTTACGGTTGGTGTTCCGAAGGCCGTTGTCGCCTCTATGCTGCTGGGTACGATGTTCGGGGTACTGGTGACCCTAGATAGGTCCACGACCTGCACCCTCGAGGCTACCGTGTTGCCGCTGCGGTGCGCCCAGAGTTGGACGTTCGTTGTCGATGTGATCTGAGCGTTGACCCAGCCACGGCCATAGTCGGTCCCGGTGCCGCTCGACGTGCGCGATACGACAACAAAGGCGCTCTCTAGATCGGGGAGCGCGGACGGGATGGTGACATTCATTGCACCCGCTGTGGCCTGGGTGTCGGACATCCTCTGCACAGCCATGTTGGCGTGAGCTAAGACGTGTGCCACATGCACCTGCGTGGACGTTGCGTGGTCGGCCTGGAATGTCCAGTTCACCGTCGAGGTGGACGATCCTGGCTCAAACAGCGGCCAGTTGTCCGCGATGGCCTCGTTCGTGTCGGACAAGTTGTCGCCTTTGTGCTGCCCGAAGATTACGCCCGCGGCCCAAGCGGAGACGGCGAATGCGCCACCTGACGTTCCGTCTGCCCCATTCACAAGGCTTATCGTCCCCGTGTCCGCGCTCGACGATGCGACCCCGTGGCCCACAGCCCAGTTAGAGCCCGTGAACTCGACTAGCACCACTTGGACCGCGGTGCGCCCCGAGGAGCCGCCGCAGTGGACCGTCAGTTGAGTGGCGGAGTCCAGAATCGCATAGGCGGTAGCTCTAGCCCCTCCATCGGTTGTCTCCTCGCATCTGATGCCCGTGATGAAGGGGATGCACTTGTCGATGTTAGAAACGCCCGAAACCGTTACCGCTCTCGAGGCTACGCCTGCATTGAGGTTTGCCGTGTACCGACCACGGACAACAAACTCATTGATGTCACCAGCATCGCCAAGGTACTCCCAGACCTCAACGCTTGCCCTCATCGTGAACGTGCTAGAGGTTGCCACCCTGGTAAAGGCTAGATTGGCTGATTCGACCAACTCGACCGCCACGGACAAATCGTCGGCTTCAAGGTTGGTGGCCGTGCCGAGCGCCCCCGCCGAAGACTTGCGGTTGTTGCCGAGCAGCTCCAGGGCGGAGGACGTGCCGGTGACGGGCGTGGTCAGGTAGCGGTTGCCACCCGCGGGCGGAACGTCGAACACCACCCGCTGGACTTTGAATACAACCACTTGAGGCTAGATCGCGAAGATTTTGCTTGCACCCGTGGACCACGCAATCGTGATGTCCTCGCCAACTGGCGTAACGGGCAGGCCGGTCGCCGTGTCGATGTAGGCTATAAGGGGAGAATCACCATCCGAGGATACCCACTTATAGATGACCACCGCTGAAGACAGCGCCCCCGTGGGCACCGAGAACACGATGTCGTTCGCGTCAAACACACCCAGGGCAACTGACTTGCCAGCCAAGCTGCCGCTAGTCGCGACCCTGTACCCGCTCCCAATAGAGGAGAGGAACTGGTGCGTGGTTAGGTTTACCGAGTATCCCGCGATATCCACCAGGACGCAGCGGATGTCGTTAGACGCTAGATTGATCGATCCCGAAAGCAGTGCCTCTTTTGCGAGGTCATACAGCGCGTTTGCCATGTCTCCTTGTGCTCCCTTGCAGGGGTTTACGGCGCGATTCGTCTGCGAATGTGTAGCATTTTGCAACACTTTTCAACCATTTAGTGTGTTTCTTGTCGGCCTGGGAAATCGCAACCCCACCGAATATTGCCGACCGTCGCAGATATTCGTAATAAATCCGTGCTCGCCGTTGCGAAGCTCCTTGCTATTACCGAGTATCTACTTGTCGGGCAACTCCGCTCGTCATTCCAACACCAACAACACCAAGGAAAACAACATGGCTAACGAAACAGGCCCACGAATGGATCTCGCTCCCGAACCCGACTACTGTAGTTGCTGCGGTGGGTGCGGCGAGGTCTGCGCGAACTGCGAGAAGCCTAAAGAGGAGCACGACCTCAACGACGAGTACTGCGACTGCGAGGAAGACCAAACCGCCTGCTGCCGCGAATGTGAGGGGTACGGGCGATGATCTCCACCCTCTCTCGCTGGGCTCGGGAGCACCCTCTCGACCTACTTGTCTACGTCACCTTGGCCTTTCTGGCCTCCGTCTACGTCTATCAGGAGACAGTCTTATGCGCTCTCTAATCACAGGAATCGGATTTATCACGGGATTGCTGCTCTGCACCTCGTATCTCTTTGTGGGGCTTGCCCTGCTCTGTGTCGTGGTCATTGGCGACAAGCTTGCCGACATGATCGACTCCAAATAATAGTTCACGACGATCCAGGTTGTTGGAAACCTGCCCGCTGGGGCGGATCGTCGTTTGTCTTCCAAAGTCCTCAGCGGGCACCCTTACCCCAACAACTACTTATGATTTCTCTACACACTATCTCCACGCTTCATGTGGACATTCACGAGCCCTTCCGCAGCGAACCCGTTACGGCTGTCGATTTGCTCATCTCCGAAACGCTCTCCGCTGACCCGGTCGTTGTGTCTCTGCACTTCTCCTCGGAGGAGGCGTTGATCACGGCCCTCAAGGCCCTCGGTGCCGCTGGCTACGCCCTATCTCAAGGCGATATAGACTCGGAGGCAGTAAAATGGGACATCAAACTTTAGACCTACCCATTGTGGAGACGGAGGAGTCCGGTGTTCGCCTTAGCGGGCAGTACTCGCCTCTCGACATCCACGAGTACCACAACAGCACGGCCCTCTCTGCGAGCGGCGTAGCGCGTCTGCTGCGCTCTCCTATGCACTACCGCCAACCGTTTGGCGAGCCGAGTGCGGCGATGCAGCTAGGCACCGCGGTCCATCTGCTTTGCCTGGAGGGACGAGCGGACCTTGTGCCGCTTGCCCCTGAAGTCAACAGGAGAACCAAAGCTGGCAAGGCCGAGCTGGAGGAATGGACCGCCCGCCAGCCGCGTGGTGCCATCCTTCTTGCCCCCAAAGATAGGGAGCGGGCTTACCGCATGTACGAGGCCGTCATCGCCACCGATGGCTTGGACCTCAGCGGGCTTGCAGAGCAGTCATTCTTCGGGACCGATGCCGACGGTTGCTACCGTCGAGCCCGCCCTGACCTGTACTGCCGGGATAGGTCGCTTATTATTGACCTCAAGACTACGGCTGATGCCTCCGAAGGTGCGTTTCGCCGCTCGGTGGGCAACTACTCTTACTACCGTCAGGCTCCTTGGTACACCGACACTCTCGAGATGTGCGGGGAGGCGGCTAGTGACTTTGTGTTCTTGGCCGTGGAGAGTACCGCCCCTTACGCCGTCGCGATGTACGGCTTAGATGATGCCACGATTGAGCAGGGCAGGCGTGATAACGCCAAAGCCGCGAAGCTGTGGACTAGATGTACGGAGCGGGGCGAGTGGCCCGGATACCAGAACGGTGTCGGGATGCTAGTCCTGCCCTCTTACCTCCGTGATATTGACTTTGACCAGTAAACCCAACAACCCAACAATGACTAACCAAGAAACCACCGTGGTCGCTGAGGTGACCCACCAAGACGCACTCCTAAACACCCAGATGAGGCAGGCCAAGCTCCTGTCGGAATCTAGCTTCCTCCCCCAACACTATCAGGGCAAGCCAGCCGATTGCCTCGTTGCGATCCAATGGGCGCAGCGTTCAGGGCGCGATCCGCTAGAGCTACTGCAAAACTCCTACGTTGTGCACGGCACTCCTGCCCTCAAGACCAGCTATATGATTGCCCTGGTCAACCGGAGTGGACCCTTTGACGGCCCGATCCGTTTCGAGGTCCACGGTTCTGGCGCTGACCTTTACGCTATAGCTTATGGGCTTATCGGCGGCGAGAGGTACGAGGCCGTCGCCTCTATGGAAATGGCGCGAGTTGAGAAGTGGACGAAGAATCCCAAGTACTCGTCGATGCCAGACCACATGCTGAAGTGGCGGGCCGCGACCTTCCTGATTCGCCTCTACGCTCCAGAAGCCCTGCTCGGGATGTCCACCATCGACGAGGCTAACGATATGCGCTATGCCGAGGAGCCCCAGCGGCTCACGGAGAAGTCGCTCTCCGACAAGATGCGTGGAGCCACCGAGGTTCTTCCCGGCCCGTGCGACCCCCTTACTGACGATGCCCTAACGGTTGATTCCGTGGAGATTGACCCCAAGGAGTGGCCGACGAGCACGGAAGGGGAGGATCTACCCTTTTGACCATCCCCCTAGAAACCATCACGGTCAACTTAGACGTGCACCTCGAGCTTCCCCCGGAGTTTATCTCGGAGCAGTTCCGCAAACTCTACGAGATTATGCTTACCGATGTCTGCGACAACGTGTCCCGCGAGTACCTCAGAGGGTATCTGGGCCGCTACGCTCTTGGCGGGGACTTTGAGCACGACGAGCCAAAGGAAGACGATTCCCTGGGCGACCTGCTGCTCAGGGCTGCGGCGATGCTCGGGACAGACCACGCCGCAAGAGGCGAGGCCAGACTGCAAGCCATCCTTGACGAGGGTCCGCGATGATTGTCCCGTGCACAACGTGTGATAGCGTCGGCTCCCTCTGTGGCCGGTGTAATGACCCCGATGGCAGTTGCGACTGCCCGTTCCCAAACTCCTGCGAATGCCACGACTGTGGCGGAAGCGGGTCTATCGACCACAAGCCCATGACCCACAAGACAAACAGAACCAACCCGCCCGCCAGGTCACCCCGAGAGTACGAGGAGGAGATTGCGGCCCTCACGGTCTACCGCGACCCCGCCGCCCTTATGGCAGACCTTACCGCCGAGATGGAAGCCATGCTCGTGCCTTGCGCCTTCTGTCTAACGTACCCGAACACCGAGGACATCGGAGCCATCCATTGCGGTGAACCTAGCTGCTTCCAAACAGGGATACCGGGGTGCGGCGGGCACTGGTGGAACTTCTACAACGAATGCGCCAGCGAGTTTCTTATCGCCCGTGCCGACGCCGCCCTCTCCCCCAAGGGGGAAGCATGAGCCACGCCTCGAACCCCCAGCACCTCCCGCCTGCCAAGTCTGCCGACGAGTACGAGCGCGAGATCGTCAAACTCAAACTACGGATTGCCGAGCTGGAGACGTTGGTCGCCCATTACGGCTGGACGCCTATCGGCAAGGGGCACAACTCATGAAAACTCCACACATGATGTCGCTTTTGCTCCTCGAGTCGCTACACGCCAAAATCGGCAGTGCTCAGTGTAACCGAGATGCTTCGTATGTGGCTGGCCTGCGAGCAGCCTACGACGAGGCGCGAATATTTCTCGACGCGGATGCCGTGAAGTTACACTCCGAGGAGTGCAAAGCTGCCCTTGCCGTTGATGCGATTCTGCGGCGAGCAGGGGCGGCGAGATGAGTTACGGACAACCAAACCCCCCTGCATTCTTGCCTCCCCCCCTCCACCGCATACCGGGAAAGGGCCGAGAGTACAACGCGCACCGCATCCTGTACAAGGCGAAGCCCACCGACGATTGGCTGATCTGGCGGTGTGTGAACATCGAAACTCTCCGCGATGGAGTGTTCTGGCAAGAGGTTGAGAAATACCCAGACATCAAGTTTGCCCGTCAGTCGTTCGAGCTTCCCATCAACCCCGAGGATCTATGAAACAGGAAGACTTCTTTAGCTTGCCCCCCCGGCCCCCACACAATGGAACGAAAACCAGCATTGCCGCGGCTGAAAGTGTGGCGACCGACGCTGCGTCCGTGCGCCTCCGTGTCCTCCAGTTTATTATAGACCGGGGCGAGCTGGGCGCATCTAGCGACGAGGCCGAGGTTGCCTTGGGCCTGACGCATCAGTCCTGCTCGGCTCGATTCTGGGAACTAGCGGGGAAAAACCGCAAGCGGCCCGAGCTAAAGCGCATCGTTGAGACGGGCTTCACCCGCAAAACCCGAAGTGGCCGAGCGGCTGCTGTCTATAAGGAACTGCCGAGGTAGCCTTGCAACCCTCCTGCGCCCCCCATACTATGCACGAACCCGCTGGAGTAAGTAGCTCCAGCGGGTTCGCTAACGACACACCTAAACACCAGGTGATTGCTTTGTGCCCCGATCATAACACACACCGACCCCAGTGGGTCAAGTTCTCGTTCCCCGACCTCTTCGGCAGCTTGAAGTGGAGGCGTATGACGCTTGCCCAAAAGGGTGCGTACATCGTGCTGCTCGGAGAACAGGCTATCAACGGCCCTCTGCCTAGCGATCCCGAAGACCTCGCCTGCATCGTCGCCTGCTCAAGCTCCAACGTCACCGAGGGGCATTTCACGGAGGCGTGGAAGAGCCCGCTCACCGAATGCTTTGAAGAGCGTGACGGAAGGCTAGTAAATCCACGCATGGCTGAGGAGTTGAGCGATTACTCCAGCATTGCCCAAAGCCTTAGCGACAAGCGAAGTGCCGCTGGCAAGGCGGGAGCGGCGAAAAGGGAAGCAAACCGTAAGCAAAATCAAGCAAGTGCCAAGCAAGTGCCAAGCAAACCTAAGCAAAGCCAAGCTAGAGTAGAGGAGATAAGAGTAGAGGAGAGGATAGAAGAGGGGAAGAAGGTCGCTCCCGCTCCCGACGCTCTCGCGTCTGCTCTCACAGGACTTGAGCACAAG